AGGAAACTACCTTCACGAACAATGCTGCGGAGGCGGCTGAGGCTGCGGTGTATGGTGAGGCGGCAATCGCTCTCACTGAGACCTCCGATGAAGTGGAGAAGGTGGGCGTGTGGCTGCCTGTAACCGATGAGCAGCTTGAGGACGTAGGCGGGTTGTCCGAATACCTGAATAACCGGCTTACCTATATGCTCAAGAGTCGGATTGATTCTCAGCTTATCAATGGTAGCGGTACAACTCCTAGCCTGTGGGGTGCCTATAACCTCGCCAGTGTCCAGACTCAGGCAAAGGGGACTGACCCGACTCCTGATACAGTATTCAAGGCCATGACCTTAGTTCGTGGCGCTTCGGCTGCTACTGGTTTTGCCGAGCCTTCGGCTATCATCATGCATCCAAACGACTGGCAGCAAATACGGCTCCTGAGGACTGCTGACGGCATCTACATTTTTGGTAGTCCGATAGACTCTGGCCCCGAAAGACTGTGGGGCGTTCCTGTTATAGTCACCACAGTCATAACTGAGGGAACAGGGCTTGTCGGGGACTTCCGTGGCTATGGCGCCGTCTTCATGAAGCGGGGTATCACGTTCAAGGTAACTGACTCTCACGCCTCGTACTTCATTTACGGTACGCAGGCAATCAGGGCCGACATCCGCCTGGCCGCTGTGTACTTCAGGGACACGGCGTTTTGCACATTGACTGGTATCTAGGGATTTCTTGTTGCACTGTTACTGGGGTTTATGGTATAATAGGGTAACTAAATATGGAGGTGAACTCTATGGAAAGTTGCCCGAAATGTCATAGACCCTATGGCAAGCGCAAGCGATGTTACTTTTGTCAGCCACCTAAAGTAAAGACAGGTGAGGTAAAAAAATGTCAGCAATGTGGCAATGAATTTTATATTCAAGCAGCAGAAGCAAGAGACCCACGGCGAAAGGGTGGGCTTTATTGCTCGGCAAAATGTCGCATTGCAAGCATGAGAGGTAAGCCAAACTGTCGCAGGATGCCTCTCGGAAGTAAACGAACAAGGCAAGATGGCTATATCGAAGTGAAGGTTGCTGAGACTGGCAGTTATGCAAAGGATTGGCAACTGGAACATCGGGCTATCATGGCAAACTATCAGGGCAGAGAGTTAAAACCAAACGAAACTGTACATCATCTTAATGGAGTTAAGTCCGATAACCGGATAGAAAACTTCGAACTTCTAAGTAATCCAGACCATGTTCTGATACACCCTACTCCACGCAAACGAGTACAGATAATCTGCCAAGAATGCGGGAAGGAATTTGAAACCTGGCCTCATAAATTAAGGCAAGTGGATGAAACCTGTAACCGCAAATATTGTTCTATGCTTTGTAAAAACAAGGCTTGGGGCAAAGTCATGACAGCAAAACGTCTTGCCAAAGCAACAGCTTAAAGGCTGTAAGCGAATAGCGTATAATTTAGTCGAACTAACAGCGAGGGGGGCGGCATCAAAACCTCCCCTCTCGACTAAATTTGGAGGAATAACATGGCTTTTGACCAATTAAACACAAGTAAAATAGAAGGTGGATTGCGGAGAGTATGGCGTAATGCCGGCACTCCTACCTCCGGGACTTCAGGGACTTACGCCGGCAGTGCCGACCCTGGCGATCTGTGCATTGATACAACCAACGCAATCCTGTACATCAATACGAACACGGCAGCCTCACCAACATGGACTGAAGTGCTGGATATGTCTACTGCTACCATCTCGGGTAATAAGACGTTCTCCGGTGATATTACGTTCTCTGGTGACGTTGCCCTGCCGGCCTCGGTAGTAGATAAGGCTGACCTGGCTGCTGAAGTGGCAATCTCTATTTCCTTAGTGGTTGGCCCAGGTCTCTTTGATAATGAGACTATAGAACTCGGCCCGGTAAGGGATGCCTGCACATTAGTCCACGTAACATATGACACCGATGCTTCCCCGGGACTTGGTACGGGCGTTGGTATTGACATACTGGATGGCAGTACAGACGGCTCAGGGGCAGACGTGATTGATTCCTGCTCAGACAACCTGTCGGGACTTGATTCCAATGCGCTCTCTACCCCTTACGCTCTTTCAGCGGGCGACTACCTGAGAGTCAAATTTGACGACTTCGCTGCCTCCACCTACATGACCACTGTAACCATCTGGCTGAAAGTTCCGTTAAGAACAGTTACCTAGTTTTATGAGGGGGAGGGATAACCTCCCCCTTTCTAAAGGAGTAAGATTGAAGTCAGTCTTTAGTTCAGGTGATATACAACGGAAGGTCACATATGAAATCCAAAGACCTATAAAGGAACTTACATTGAAATGGGTAGATGGTAAGTTCAGGTTGAGGGATACTTTGGAATTTATGAAGCTCTTGAAATCCTTAATGTCTCTCCCCAAAGCTACGAAGGAAAATATTGATGACCCGAATCTACACATCTTATTGGATATAAAAGAGGACTTTTTCAAACACCTGAATATGCCTCAATTCTATGTCAAAATCTATGAGGCGGGAATAAACTACGCTATCGGGAAATTAGCTTTCGACAATCTCTATAAGGCATTCCTGAATTGGTGGCTTGGCGAAATGTTTAGAAGGGGCTACCAACTCCCCGGGCAGAACAGGCCAAGCTCTAATCTATGGCATAACATCACGCCGTCTATAAGACAGAGATTGTCTGAGTCCATAAAAACAAGCTATGACATTTATCAGGACAGGATCAGGAAAATAGAAAAAGACTGGCAAGATCCTGAATTTATTAAACAGCAAAAGGAGATTAGATACGGGCAGTTTATAAACCGTATTTTAGATGCTGTTGAGCTGGAAGTGGAAAGTTGGAAATAACTCGCCTTCGGGTGGGTGTGGGGGCTGGCCAGGGTTACCTCCTTTTCCCAGCCAGCCCCCTGAAAAAAGGAGGCTCTATGGAATGCAAGCATCAATACTACCATTACGTGGACGGCGTGTTGAGGTGCACCCGGTGTGATAAAACATCCGAAGAAATCAAGAAACCTCAAATAGAGGACAAGCTAGGTGAGCGGACTGAGGTTAAAAGGATAGTCCCTCGTGATGTAAAGAAATTAGGTAGACCTAAAAAGCGGAGGTAAATTATGGGAATAGGATTCTACGGCCAGATATACGCTAAGTCAGATACGGCGGCGGCGGATACGGGGAGAAGGTTTGAAACGTCTGAAAAGAAACTAAGCTGGTGCGTTATTCAGATAAGTACACAATCTCAGGTATTCGGGACTTCCTCAGCCTATCCCGTGACTTACGCGGCTGGCACATCATTTGAAATGGAAGACGTGGATATATCCACTTTATACTTTGCCAACGCAGCCGCGGGGCAGAATGGCACAGTAGCAATAATGGGAATATTGGCGGAGGGATAAATGAAGCTCATAATGCTAGCAAAAGTTAGTTCAGGCAATCGAGTGTATCCTGAAGGTGAGACAGTAGAGCTGCCACAGGACAAGGCGGAAGAATTTATCTCCAGGGGATACGCTAAGGTTTGGGTTGAAAAGCCCTCACCGAAAAAGAAGAGTAAGCCAGATATCCATGATGAACCTGAAATTAGTAACGAAGAGGTAAAAGATGAGCCTATCGGCAACGGCTTGACATTAACCCACTCTTAATGGTAAGATAGTAGTATGAGCGGGGTAAATATTGAGCAATTAGTCAAGGAGATAAGGCAACTCGAACGCCATCAGGCACTTTATCGAGTGCTTAAAATTGAATTGTCTCAACTGGGCTACTGGAAGAATAGACAACGCGGAAACCCCGCCAAAGGCTACAAGGAGAGGGGTAAAAATGCCTGAGCTTGGTGAGATTCAAAGAGGAAGGGATATAGGGAAGGATAAATTCTACAAATACATCTGGCAGGCTTGTCTTGATTGTGGAAAAAAGAGATGGGTAGCAATCCGACATGGGGAAGCTAATACAACTAGATGTTTCCTTTGTGCTAGAAGAAGGGGGGCCGATAGTCCGAATTGGAAGGGTGGATACCTCAAAAGGAAAGATGGCTATATTCAGATAACACTTCAACCTGATGACTTCTTTTTCTCTATGGCTCGCACATACCATCATACTGTGTTGGAACATCGATTAGTAATGGCAAAACACTTGGGTAGATGCCTTCATTCATGGGAAATAGTCCATCACAAGAATCACATTAGAGATGATAATAGAATTGAGAATCTCCAACTCATAGGTGAGGATAGACATAATCAATTCTCAAGAATGGAAAACAAAATGGATAAATTATTAGAAGATAATAAAAACTTAAAGGTGGAAATCAGACTTCTGAGGTGGGAATTAAGGGAGGCCAATCATGTCCCTAAGTAGCACAGCACTCGTTACGCTTCCGCAGGCTAAGAATCATCTGAGAAAAGATGCCGCCAGTTCCCTTCAAGTCTTTGCCGAGTATGTGGGTATGGGTGACGGCTCGGATACTACCTTTTCGTTGGACAATACACCTGTGTCCGGGAGTCTCAAGTTATACGTCAACGGCACGCTTCAAACTGAGACTACCCACTATTCGATAAGCGGGGCGGATATAACCTTCGTAACTGCGCCTCCACTCAACCACCCTGTTACATCCTCTTACGACTATGCAGCCTCAAGTGATACCTTTGAGGATTACGATGACGACCTGCTGGAAATCCTGATAAACGCAGCTACCAAGAAATGTGAAGATTACTGCGGGCGGGCTTTCATTCAAAGGGCTATCACGGAGAACCGTATCGGGGATGGTGGTACTCAACTATGGTTGAATAAGAAGCCGGTCAATACTTTCACGAGCATCACTCTAGGCGGCGGGTCATTAACGGAAGATACTGACTTTACGCTGTATAAGGAAGAAGGGTATCTCATCCGGCCTATAAGCGCGACCTCATTCTGGAGTGATAACCTGGAGGGGATAGGCTGGACTAATAAGTATAAAATCGTGATAGCTTATAACGCCGGCTACGGTGCTACCAGGGCAGCGACACAGGCTCTAGTTCCCGATGCTGTGCTGGCGGTTCTGGTAACCGTTGCATCATTTTACGAGAATAGATTAGGGCTAAAAAGCCAGAATATATCAGGAGTTGGCTCTCAAGACTTCGGGGAAATCGGCGAAATCCCAACTCAAGCTAAAAAACTCTTAAGCTCATTAAATACTAACATAGGCATATTCTAATTGCAATCTGTTCCCCAATGTGGTATAATAGATTGAGAATATCATAAAGGGGGATAAGATATGCCGAATTTGGGTGATTTAACAAAAGCTAAAGATATTGGATTAAAGGGAAATCAACAATTAATTTGGTCTGCTTGTGAAGAATGTGGCAAGGAGCGATGGGTACAATTAGCTCCCCCATATAGTGCCAAGAAACCAAGAGGAAAATTATGCAAGATTTGTGCAGGGAGACAAGTAGGGATTAGTACTGATGGTAGTAAAAGCCCTTGCTGGAAGGGTGGGCGAACTAAAAACGGACAGTATATTGATGTTTGGATATCGCCAGATGATTTTTATTTCGCAATGGTTCCTAATGGGCGAGGACGATATATAGCTGAACACCGCTTGGTAATGGCGAAACACTTAGGAAGATGCTTGCAAACATGGGAATTTGTCCATCATAAAAATGGCATAAAGAATGATAACAGGATTGAAAATCTTGAATTGACCATTTTGGGGAATCATATTGCTGAGCATAATCAAGGTTATCAAGATGGTTATAGAAAAGGATTGAAAGACGGCAAACTCAAACAGATTCAGGATTTGAAAGCCTACATAGCCATATTAGAAAACAGATTCTTATGAAATAGGGGAGTTACCTGAACTGGCCAAGAAACTGTTAAGTGGGCTGCAGGCTAGTCTAGGAATATTCTAAATCTGCTTCCATTTCAGGTGAGAGAGGAATATGAGATATGGCAACTCTCTCCTTATTCAAGGGACATTCTAACCAGTCCTCTTTACTACACGGTTCGGCGTCCGGCTGAACTGACATAGTAATATTGGACTTACCACAGATGATAAAAGTCCCCTGCTCTACACAGTGATTAGGGAAGCAATGAGGGCAGAGATTATCAAACTTTTTAACATGGTCTATCAGTTTCATTTCTTCCTCTCCAATAAAAGTATAAGACCAAAAGGAGAATTTGTAAAGTGGTTTTAGGTGACTCTATAGGTGTAAAACACAGGACTATCTTTTCCAGTCTACCTTTACAAGTCTTCATGGTTCATGCAATTAAAAAACCCGCGCTGGAAGCTATAGAGACAATCTTTGATCCCGATGCTTCTAAAATCAAAAAGCTGAGAGCTGCTAATGAGCTGTGGAAGGCGTTTAAGTGTATATCTAAAATGCCTGAGCCTACTGTTGAAAACACATGGCATCCGAATTCACATAATTTAATTAAAATAAGGGATTGGCTTTTCGAGCATTGTTTTCTCGATGCGTGGCGGATGGGTTTTATTCGCAAGCTAATGAACTTCGTGATTATTCTCTACGACTTCGACCCGCCATGGAGATGGATAATGGATTCAGCCAAGGATGAAGCCCTTAAGATGGATTGGAAGCTACGAGGTTTTGAAGACACATGGGTTGATGGCTATCACTGGTGGAAGGAATGAGAACTAATCTGTTCAAAGACAATCCGTTTGTGGTATAATGAATACGGAGGTGCGCAATGCCACAAATAGGAGATATTATCAATGCAAAGGAATTTGGTTATTCCCGTAGGGGCAATTATATTTATGCAATTTGTGGAGAATGTGGCAATGAGAGATGGGTTCAACTTAGAAATGGCTTGCCCGTATCTCATAAATGCCAGAAATGTAGTGCTTCAGCACTAGCAAAATTAGCTAAAACTGATGAAGCTAAGCACAAAATGAGCGAGGCAAGAAAAGGAATTATAGGAGAGAGACATTCTCGGTGGCAGGGTGGAAGAAGTATAAGCAGAGAAGGATATGTTAGGGTCTGGCTATCTCCAAATGATTTCTTTCACTCAATGTGCCGAAGCCATAATGCTGTTTCTGAACATCGTCTGGTTATGGCGAAACACTTAGGAAGATGTCTCCATCCTTGGGAGATAGTTCATCATAAAAATGGGAATCCTACTGATAATCGTATTGAGAACTTAGAATTAGGTGGTTCGAATGGTGAGCATATAAGAGATCATAACAAGGGTTATCAAGATGGCTTCCAAAAAGGTTATTATGATGGCAAAGATAAGCGGATTCAAGAATTAGAACTTAAAATTAAGGAATTGGAAAGTAATGCGGACTAATATTTTTTCTGACCGAATTCAAGTCCAGCAACGTACAGTAACCGAAGGTGCAATGGGTCAAGTAGTTACTTATATTCCCATTCAACACCGGTATGGCCGTGTGATTCCTTTAAGTGTTCAGGCAAGGGCTGAATACCAGCAGTTGAATACATTTGCCTCACACAAGATAGTCTTTGAAAAGGGTATTACCCTTAACCTAGCTGATTACCGGTTCAAGCATTTAGATAAGACTTACGAACCTACCGAGCCTCCGATAACGATTGAAAATAATACGACTGTGGTAGTAAAGGAAGTCTAATGGGTGTAGATATAAATTTTGTATCCCATATCGCAGAGGTAACAAAGGGAATAGAGAAGGTTGCCAGAGAGCGAATGGAACTGGCTGTTGAAGAGGTCAGGGGTGAGGTATTAGAACGGTTAAGCGGCTCCCGCTCTGGTAGAACATATAAAGTCCCTGGTACTCAAAGAACTTACACCGCCTCCGCACCTGGCGAAGCGCCAGCAGTGGCCACTGCCGAATTAAGACAATCTATATCTGCCGAGGTTGAAGTGGAAGGGAAAGATGTAATCGGCAGGGTAGGAACGGATAAAATACAGGGCAAAATGACGGAGTTCGGCACCTGGAATATGGAACCCAGGCCATGGTTGCGACCCTCTTTTGAAAAGATGCAAGACAAGGTAAAAGAAATCTTTATCAGGCAATGGTTCTAAGCCCTATGAGAACCTCCATAATCAAAATCTAATTGATATTCAGGAGTTGGTTATGCCTTTTCCTTATTATTTCCCAATAACATTTAGTGCAGAAGAATATACAGATTTGCAAGCTAGTTTAATAACAGCATTGTATAATTGGCTGCGACAGGATGATACTCTTTTAGGTTTAATGGGAACTTTTGCCTTATATCTTGTATGGGCAAAAACTGATGCGGCCCTTCCTTACTTAGTTCATAGACTGGATTTGAGAACTGGAGATATATGGCCTGAAAGGAAAGGGACTTATACATTAGATATTTGGAGCTATTCCCCGTCTGCTACTGAAATAACGGCTATAAGAAAGAGACTAATTGAGTTATTGGATAGATTGCAATTCTATACGGATGAGGTGAAAAATGTGAAATTGAATTTAAGTTCGGATGGGTTCGTTCCCTCGAATGAGCCCGAGATATGGCATTATTCACTACTCTTTGATATTAGCTTATGGAGACAATCCGAGGCTATCCAGATAGCATCTTATTAAGTGAATTAAATCTAGGAGGTACACAAAATGGCTTCACAACATGGCATCACAAGTTTAACTCACGAGCGAATCGTAATGGGCCCCGGGCAGGTTATGGTTGGCACTACTGTTCTCGGTGCGACTAAGGGTGGGAATGTTCTTGAAATAAACGAGACTATCAGGGATATACGACCGGACGGGTCACTGGGCAAAATGAAGGGCTACCGCTATTTAGAGAACGGTGAGTATACCCTGACCACCAATCTAATGGAGATTGATGAGGACAGGCTGCTGTATGCCCTGGCGGGTGCCTCACTATCGGCTAATGTGATTACGCTGGGGGATATAGCCGCGGCTACTTATCTGGCTTCTGTCACCCTTGCATGTGAGATCAAAGGCGTAACAGCAACTACCGAGGCAACGTTAGTAACCGTCACTCTCACCAATTGTCTGGTAGAAGGGCCAGTGACCTTAAACCTGCCCGAAAGTGGTGAAACAGTTTTGTCAATGAAATTTGTGGCTCACTGGGACCCGGCAGCCCTCACCACCCGGCCTCTCAGCATCACGTTCACACCAGCAACGTAATCTTTGGGGGGAGGGCATGACTAACGCGGTTTGAGGTTGCCCTCCCCTCATTAAAAAGGAGAGATATGGAAATCAGAGAATTACGTGCCCGTGATACAAAAACCCTGGCCAAGCTGTTGGGAAAGTTGAAGTCATCCAGCATAGCGGATATATTTCAATCCCTTGATAAAAAAGAACCTATGCAGGTAGGGCTTTCCCTGTTTCATATTGTAGCCGCCGACCTGACGGATGATATTTATTCATGGCTGGCTGACCTGATAGGGAAAACTGTAGAAGAACTGGATGATATGCCGGTATCTACTCCGGTAGACATTGTCAAGGAACTTGTAAACCGAGGTGACTTCAAAGATTTTTTAGCTTTGCAGCAAGTGACCGATACTACGACCTAATCCAGTCAAGATACGGATGGACAGACGGAGAAGTAGACGACTTATCGTTTAAGCGTTTTCGACAATTGGTAAAACTACTCTCCGAGGTGAGACACGAAGAAGCCAAAGAACGCCTTATAGAATCTGCTTTTATCGGTTTCCAAATGGGAGCTGGCGGAGAGAATACATTCGGTCAGTATCTTGAATCTCTCGGTCTAAAAGAAAAAACAGTAGAAGAACCAACTATGTCATCTAAAGATATAGCGACACTAAAGAGGCTGGCGAGAGTAAGCGAGAAGGGAAAGCGATATTGAACATATTTGAATTATTCGGGCAAATGTCCCTGAAGGGCGTTGATAAGGCGAACCGGGAGCTTGAAGGCACACAGAAGGTAGCCGAGCAAGTCCAGAAGGGACTCAAGATAATGGGTGCAGCCTTTACGGCGGTAGGAGCTATGGGGTTGAAGTTCGCCTCCGAATCCAGGAATATCAATTCCGTTCTAGGTTCAACAGCTATTACTTTAGGAGTTACCACAAAGGAACTCCGTGATTTAACTTTAGCCACGACTAATGTCACCTTTCCCATTAAGTCCGTAGCTGCCACGTTTGATATTCTCACACGCGCGGGTGTAAGGAATACAGAAGAATTACAAAAGTCAGCCAATGCCTTTGATGCTCTGGCCGATGCAACCGGGTCTAGTGCTGAGGTGGTGGCTGATATTCTCATACCTGCTCTAAAGGCTATGGGAGAAGACTTACCACAGACCTCCGCCGAGTTGGATAAATTCACCTGGCTGACCAAAAACACCACGACCGATTTAACCGAGTTTGGCTCGGTAATGAATTATGTAGCCATGTACGGAGATAATCTCAATGTATCCTTAGATGACATGATTGCTATTATGGCAGTCTTAGAATCAAAAGGTAAAGGCGGGGCTACGGCTACTCGTCTATTCAGAACGGCTGTTACCCAAGCTGCCGATGGTTCAGTCACACTTAATGAGGCACTGGGCATCACAACAGAGGAAATAGCAAAATACAGAAATGAAATAGACGGAGCTACCGGATTAACCGATGAACATGCCGAGGCCATGAACAAACAATTCGGCATAATGGAAAAGGTAAAACAAAAATTCTCAGAATTAACCCTTGTAGCTGGCAGTTTCCTTGAGCCTTTAGAGCCTATACTGGCTGGTATGACGGCTCTTGGCCCCTTGATGATTTTCCTTTCAACTCAGGTTGGATTAAATACAGTTAAGTGGGTAGCAAATACCGCAGCTATGGTAGCTAACAATATAGCTCACGCTATCATGCACCCTCTTTTAACGGCTAAGATTGTTTTATTAAAAGCCGTAACCGCTGCCCAGTGGCTTTGGAATGCAGCCATGTCCGCTAATCCTATCGGGTTAGTTATTGTGGCTATTGGGGGGTTGATTGCCGCCGGTATAGCCCTCTGGAAGAACTGGGATAAGGTCAAAGATTTCTTTGAAGGCTTCTGGATAAATCTGAAAGTCATCTTCGCTGAAGGTGTGAAGTTTATCGTTAATACGGTCCTCATGCCGTTTATAGAATTTTACGGTAAGATGTTTGGGTTTATCACTCAAGGCATCGGCAAACTGGTAGGAGTTTTCAATAAAGAGCTTGGGGCATCAATCGAGGGTGTGGGGCAAAAGTTAATAAATGCCCGGAAGGAAATCAGTGAATGGGCAGATAATTTAATAGATACAACTAAACTCAAAAAGAACCTGGATGAGGCCCGTAATGTATCAACTAAATATTACGAAGAGCAATTATCTGCTGCTGAAAAGAGCCTCGAGGAACGCGCAGAATTAGCAGAAAAAGAGCGCGCTGAAGCTAAGAGTAATTATGACAAGCAACGTACTGACGCTCAATCTAGTTATGATAAACAAATAGAAGATTTACGCAAACAGTATGGGATACTTGAGGGTTATGGTGAAGAGTACACTGATACTCTCATGGACTTAGCCAGGGAAGACACTGATAATAAACGTAAATCTCTCGATAAGCAAATGGATGATGCCCGCAAAGCGCACAGTGAAACCTTGCGGATGCTGGATGAGGAATACAAGGCTAAGTTAAAAACCATTGATGCTGAGACGGCTTGGGAATTGGATAGTGTACAAAGGCAAATAGACGCTATCAATGACCAGCAAGAAGCCGAGAATAGGGCCAGAGATATAGCTGAAGACAAAGAAAAGGAAGCTAATCTCAGAGTTAAACTCAGCCTGGCTGAATCAGACGAGGATAAAAAGAAATCTCAAAAAGAGCTCGATGATTTCCTGGAAACCCTTAGAACTAAGAATCTTAAACAAGAGCGTCAAGACAAAATAGAATCTCTCCGTGGCGAAATGGATACTATCCGCAAGCAGGCGGACGAAGAGAGGAACCAACTAGAGCAAAAATTAGCTGATAAAAAGGAATCTGAGGAAAAAGCTCTTGAGGTTAAACTCACTAAACTCAAAGCTGAACAGAATGCCCTGGATGGTGCCCTGGAGAAAGAACTAATCCGGATAGAAGAAGAACGCTTTGCTAAAGAACAAGCCTCCCAGTCGATGCTTGACAAACGACTGACTGATATTAGCACTGAGGAGAATGCTTTTAATGCCCAGCTCGACAGGGAACTTGAAGAGCTTGCCAGTTTTGTTGAAAATTATAATACAAAGCTGGACGAACTAAAAAATAAAACAGTCACGGTCACGACTGTCCATGAGGATATTTATAGAAGCTCTAGTGGTGGTAATTATGGTGGTGGCAATATTGAGGGCTTTGATTCAGGTGCCCTGATCATGGAACCTACCTGGCTAACCAAAGTGGGGCAGGCGATCCCCTATGGAGTGATGGCTGAAAAGAGGCCCGAGTATATCACCAGAGAACCTGTGATAGAAAAGAGGCCCGAGTATATCACCAGAGAACCTGTGATAGAAAAGAGGCCCGAGTATATCACCAGAGAACCTGTGATAGAAAAGAGGCCAGATTTTTATTCTGAATTAATTTCTCAATTCAGCAACTTAAAATCTCCTGTAATCATTAAAGAAATAAATCAAGTAACATCTAGTACACCCTCCATAAATGTAACAGGTAACAATTTCTATGTCAGGCAGGAAACGGATATAGATAAAATCGCGGAGGCAATAGTATCAAAGGCAAGATTAAAAGGAGCTTTGAGAAGTGTCTAGGCCAGCATCTGTATTTATAGATGGTACACTGGTGATTATTGTCGCTGGTAGTCTGAATATTGATAACCGTATTGAGGAGCGAAGCACGGCCTCGTTTGTCATCATAGACCTTGAGGGGGATGACACCTACCAGAACGGTCAGGTGGTACAGGTTTACGATGGTTCAACGGATACCCCCACAGGGACTAAACGATTCACCGGATTTATTGAAACCCCTGAAGTGGTAAGAGATGGAAGCGGTCTGTTACATACGATAGAATGTAAAGACAATCACTATCTAGCTGATAAACGTTTAATAGTCAAATCCTATACTGATAAAACTCTAGCATATATCGTAAATGACATCTTAACAGACTACTTAATCGCTGAGGGAATTACCGCCGGCACCATCCAGACGGGCCCGACCATAAAAGAGGCGATATTCAATTATGTCCCCGCATCTCAGGCTTTTGATGCTCTGAAAGAACTCTCAGGGTTTATCTGGTATATCGATGAGGATAAAGCGTTACACTTCATTCAGCGCGATACCAATTTGGCGCCCTGGAGTCTGACTTATTTACAAATCGTAGATGGCTCCGCCGGTCTATCAAAGGGGAATCCAGCATATCGGAACAGGCAATACATAAGGGGCGGGACGGGTCTAACTTCTGAGCAGACTGAGAACTTCACCGGGGATGGTGCAACGGTAGCCTTTACCGTTGGCTATCCTATCGCCTCAGAGCCTACAGTCACGGTAGATGCAGCTCCTAAGACCGTAGGGATAAAAGGGTTAGATTCAGGCAAAGATTGTTACTGGAATAAAGGTGACGCAACAATTACCTTTGCTACAGCTCCCGCAAATGCTACGGCTGTCCAGATCGTTTATTATGGGCAGTATCCTCTTATAGCAAGGGCTGATTCTTACACTGATATAGCAGCACGATTAGCGGTCGAAGGCGGGACTGGCATTGTAGAAGAAATGGCATGCGAAGCTCAGCATGAGTCTGCTGATGCCATGAGAGAATCGGCCAGCACTAAAATTAAACTTTACTGCCAGGACGCCGAGAGATTTTCATTTCAAACACGAACCACAGGGCTTAAAGCAGGGCAGCTTTTAACAGTAACCTATTCCCCTTTTGGTTTTAGCTCTCACAAGATGCTGATAGAATCGGTTCAAATTACCGAGGAAGATTCCACTCATTTAATCTATTCTGTGGTAGCAATCACCGGGCCTGTTCTGGGTTCATGGTCAAAGTTCTTTTCTAATCTCGTAGTTCACCCTGACAGGTTAATTAAGATAGGCCAGGCTTTACTACTGGCCTTACTTCAACAAGAGGAAACTTTATCATTAACTGAATCAACCTCAATAGATGAGGACGAATTTGCCGTTAGCGGTAATGTAAACAGGTGGTTGAACTCGGCCCCGATAGATGCGGGGTCTATACACAATGTTCAGCATGAGAGATTAGAGATGACGGAATCTAACTCAATGCCATATCAGGCAAAGAGCACCTACCTGTGGGATGAGACCGGGAACTATCCGTATACTTACCCAATACACTACAAAGGACAAGGGACGAAGTGGGATTATTTTACGTGGAGGTAACTTATGGCCGAAGATATAGTATTTAAGCATTTATCTGCTGGGGCTAAGCTGGAGGCAGCCGAGGACGATGCGGATGGTCGGCACCTGGCTAGTGGGGCGGGCACTGATGATTTTGCCGTATTTAATGCCTCCGACCTGATAGTGAATAAGACGCCATTTACTGCAATGAGTACACTACTTAGGAGCGGTAATCTACTTCATGTTCCGGGACTTGGGTGGAATACAACTACTGTTGGTGGAACAGCAGTTAGTATGTATATATACGGACAGGATATTTACAATGATGCCACAGCTAACAGCTCTGGTTTATCGACTTTTCGTGCTTATGGCTTCTCGGAGGGTGCCGACTTATTCAAGTTCAACTGGGACAAAAAGACTTACCTAATTTTCAACTATGTCCGAAGACTCAGTGACGCTGAGGCTGTGGGAAGAGTTCAGTTGAAGGAAGCAATCACTATAGGTGCTTTAGCTGCTAAAGGTATCGGGCTAAGAGTGGACAATTTAGCTTTAATGGGTGAAAGCTACGGTACAGAGCTGGGGGAGGTTAATCTTAATACTACTATAACTGACCAGTATCAATACCAGATAGTTATAGTCCATGACCCAAGCGTACCGAACATCAAGTGGTATGTGAACGGTGTCCTCAAAGGGACACAAAGCACCTCTGCGAAGATACCCAGTGGCGTGGCTGGAACTTACAATCATTTTGCACATTCACTAGCGAATGGGGCTACTGGGGGTGTAGCTGTTCATGGGTATTTGATGCAGCTTAAAATCTGGCAAGCGAGGTAAACGATGAAATATTTATTTGAGGAGGCAGGGCCTAACCCTGTGGAGCTTGAAAAGCAACTTGGCTTGAAGCGTGGTGATATTAAAGCAGTAAAAATATATGTCGAAGGGGCAGTTGAGATTGATACGGCGATTGACTTAGACTCAACCAAGCTACAAAAGGTCAGGGATATTCTAAAGGCACACAATTTGCCGAGGGGCAAAAAGCCAACTATAGAAGGGATTAGTGAGTGAAGTGATGGAAATAAAAGAGCCGAATAAGCTAATCATATCCGGTAAGGGCATATTAACCGCCACCAAAAAGGGAACCCGCAAATATGATGACAAAGGGCGTCTCGTTGACCCTGGCGAGATTGTGGCTGTTATCGAGAGTCCAAACATAATCTGTAATGAAGGGCTTTTGTTAATAGCAGGATTCACGATAGACGAATCAGCCACCTATGACACCGGGCTTACTTATTGTGAAATAGGTACTGGAAGTACAGCACCGGCAGCAGGGGACACTACCTTAACAACCTATCATGCTAGAAAGGCTGAAACTTCTGGCGGGTCCCGTTCTAATTATGTGACAACCTTTTCGACATTCTTTACGGCTGCCGAGTCAACCGCCGTTATAGCGGAAGCGGGTATGTGGGGAGGTGGCGATGCGGCAGCAGGGGAGGCTACAGGTCTTTTATTCAGTCACTTCCTGGCTTCATTTGATAATAGCGGTGGTTTATATGACGTTACGATAACATACATCTTGACGGTCAGCCGAGGTTGACAAAACGTAACCTTTCAAGTGATAGTGAGGGAATAATATGGCGACAAGTAGCGCAGTAGCAGCAGCAGACCAGGCGACAGCAGCCCAGTACAATAATCTGAGGACTGATATGCTTGCAAGGGCCTCAGTATCCTCAGGCTCTTATGTGGGTGATGATACTGAGAATAAGGCAATAGCTCATGGACTAGGCGCCGCACCCAAAGTAGTATTTATTACAACCGCCGCTAGCACTATAGTATTCATCATTATAGTTGGAACTGGAAATATAACTTGCCTAAATGCGATGAATGCTTACGCTGTGACAGTAATGGACGCAACTAACTTCTATGTAGGAGATATTGCAGATTACCCCACCTCTGCCAATAGTAATGGGATAACTTATTACTGGGTAGCTATAGGGATAGGAACTTAGGAGGTACGATTATGGAATGGATACAGTTAAGTAAGGCTTTGACCTTCACCCTGGCATCACTAACACTCATGTACATAGGGATTAAATGGCTAATCAGAAGGAATGACTATGGTGATAGCTCGAAACAGCTCTGAGTTTATGTTCGGGCAGTATTTATACATACCATTTGGAGATTGAAATGGAAAACAAACCTGCAATGAAAGTTAATATTGGAATCATAACCATTGTCTGCCTGCTAGTTATACAGATTATAGGCGTTGCATTTGGGTACGGGATGCTCACTCAGCAAGTATCTTTCAACAGGGAGATTATAAGTCAATATCAAGCCACGCAAGCTACAATAATGGTACAATTATCTGATCTCAGTACACGTCTAACAAAGATAGAGACTATGCTTGGTACAAGGTAAGGGGATAAAAATGATTGATTTAATTATCAAGATGCTCCAATCCTTAAAGACGTTTGTCAGCGGTGATGTTAAGGGCAATATGCCCAGTCCCAGGGTTGACATAGCCAGAGAGGATATAATTTGCGCGTCTAAGGATGTTACTGTCCGGAGTCTTAAAGGCGTAGCCATCTCGACAGTCCAGGGTACAAACAGCATGGAGCCACTGATAGATATAGGGCATACCATCATATTGTCTAATAACTCCAAGTATGTTGATGCCCTCGACCTTGGCAGCATTATTATCTGGAATTACAACGGAGAGCGGGTTATTCACTCGATAATAGAAATCGATTCAGACAGTGACGGCTGGTACTGCAAGACACAGGGGTTGAATATAACTCGACCAGACTCTTATAGAATAAGGAAGAGACATATCGAGCAGGTACTACTCGGCGTTATCTTCACCAGACAATTCAGTGAGGGATATACAGCGTCAGACGGTGACTAAAGGAGGTCTATCATGGAAAGCACTAACTGGATGGGAATTCTATCTGCCCTATTACCTTCAATAGTAGCTATCGTAATGATTATCGTTAGTATTGTCCTGAAAGCAAAGAAGGACAGCATGACCGGCATGAGTAAGGAATTGTCCGAGCTGGTATTGACCATAATCGAGGCAGCCAAGGATAAGCATTTCACCCAGAAAGAGATATTGAAGATTATAAAAGAAGGTGAGGACGTGGTGGAGGAAGCGAAGAAGCTACTTAACCCCTGATTAGAAGCCACAGGATAAGAATCTAAGCGTTTACTTTTGAGAGACTAGGGATTAGCCCTTAACGGGTTTTCTTTAGTCTCTCTTTTTTTGTTTAGCTTCAAAATAAATATCGTTGGGGGACTTGACAAATAGGCAAAGTATAGTTATAATATGTGGTGGAGGGTGATAATTAATGGCAAACAGAGTTAAGACGTCAAGAAACCAAAAAATATGGGAATACTGGGAAAAGGGATATAGGCAAATATCCATTGCAAACATGTTCAAGATGAAGGTGAGTGCCGTTGGTATGGTGATTTCAAGGGAAAGAAAACGGCGCAATGATATTTCTACACCCTTACCAGAAGCCACAGAATCCAAAATCTAGGGCAAAGCAGGTGAAAGCATGGTGATGATTATACAAAGGATAAGCTATCCCAAAGAAGTCAACTGGGACAGGCATACGGCCACATTAAGAACCACCCGCAAAGAGCATCTCTGTGCCGTATGTAAGCAGCCTATTCCCTTTGGAGAGAAGGCCTACGAGATAGTTCTATGGGGAGCCGGTCTTGCCGGAAAGAAATTCCCAGACTACGCACACCCTGACCACCTGAAGGAATATGTGGAGGCCTGTACTTAATGGATGTCATCGTAAATATAAAGCAAAGCAAAGATGTCCCTGCCCGGCAGCAGAAAGCAATGGATGAATTTATAGAAATGTTGCAGGTGAGAGCCGAGGCTGAGACAAATAACGAGGCCGAGCTGGCTAGTCATCACCTGGCCGGCTCGGCGGAAGGAGGTGTGTAGAGATTTTAAGTACGGTATTCCAATTATACACAGGTATTCCAATAAAGGAGTAAAAAACGCGGTGGACATATTGACAATTAAAAAGAAGGACATTAAAGACGGTGAATACGCCGCTGGTGCCGTGGACTTCGATGGTCATATTGAAATCGATGCTAACCTCGGTTGGATTTCGTTTCTATCACTAAAAGCCTCCGGGCGTATTTTCGCCAAGGCTGGCACGGGTATCAAGGCTGGCAGGGGTATCGAAGCTGGCGAGGGTATCAAAGCTGGCGGGGGTATCGAAGCTGGCACGGGTATCAAGGCTGGCAGGGGTATCAAGGCTGGCTGGGGTATCGAAGCTGGCACGTGTATCGAAGCTGTCTGGGGTATCGAAGCTGGCGAGGGTATCAAAGCTGGCGGGGGTATCGAAGCTGGCGAGGGTATCAAAGCTGGCGGGGGTATCGAAGCTGGCTGGGGTATCGAAGCTGGCACGGGTATCGA